ATGCCAAAAATACTTCCTATTTCTGTCTTACGGAATAATTTTAATGCTATATCAGAAACATGTCACAAAGAAGCTCAACCTGTTTATATCACTAAAAATGGTAAAGGCGATTTAGTTGTTATGAGTCTTGCATACTTTGAACAACTTCAAGCTAAACTTGAACTCTATGATAAACTTGCAGTTGCAGAAGCTGAACGTACTAATGGTGCTCCTAAAGTTACACATAGTAATTTTATGAAAGAGTTAAGGAATGAATATCATGTCTAAAAAATATCAAATAACATATTTCCCTACTGCTATGAATGATGTTAGAAGTATATTAAATTATATTTCACTTGATAATCCAACAGCAGCAACTAAATTAATTAATAAAATAGACAAAGCTATACAATCTTTAGCTACTTTTCCATATAAAGGTCTTATCCCTAATGATATTAATCTTAAAGCAAAAAAATATCGTATGTTAATTATAGAATCTTATATGTATTCTATATACCTAATGATACTCTAAATGAAATTGAAATTATGAGAGTTATTTCAAGCAAGCAAAACTACAAAACTCTTCTTTGACACCTAAGAGGAATACCCTGAAGAGGAATTTTCTATAACGTTACCTTATTTCCGACGTTCACTCTGACCCACAAATCCTTCCACCATCACACTACACGTGAAGCACACATTATGTACAGAGCACTTTCACTGTTAAAGTGAAAGCACTCTTTCAACATCACTTGTATATTTAATCTCCAATGATTGAACGTCGCTTCTGCCGACTTCTGAAATGTATTCAACCCTTTCAACATATTTAGTCACAAGCTTGTTTTTCTCTGTATATGTTCCTGTATTCCAAATATACAAGAAGTTCAGCAATTCTTTTTGAAGTTCTAAAAAGTTGTCAACCCAGTCTGTTTCTGTTTCTTGATAATTGTCTTTTTCCAATTCCTTAATTCTCATTGTTACATACTCTATTTTATTTGTCAATTCTGTAAGCTTTGCAGTTAAAAGGTCATTTGATGGTACTTTCAATAATAATTCTAAGATGTTGTTATATTGCTTTTCAACTTCTTTTTTCTCCTTCAACAAATGTTCAAGTTCTTTGTCAATTTTGCGTTCAACCACTATTTCACTATTCTTTGCTAAGTCAACATTGACTTTTGCAAACTTTGGAATGACTTCATTCTGTATTTTTTCAAGAATAAATTTTTCAATTATTTTAGTTGGAATTATCCCATTTCTACACTTCTTATTTAACACATAATCAAATGTTGGACACCCCCTTAAATAGTAACGTTTCCTTTCCTTATTTCGTCTATCTCTGTTAAATGTTAATGTAGCACCACAAACACCACATTTTACAATTCCACTTAGTGGGAAAGTATGCCTTAATGCATTTCTTTGTGCTTTGCCTCTCTTTTCTCTTATTTTACGAACTTTGTTGAATACTTCTTCTGAAATAATTGGTTGATGTGCATTGTTATAAACAATCCAGTCTTCCTTTGGAACATTTTTTACCAAACATTTACCATGTTCGTCTTTGTGATACTTTTGTTGACCATAAACCTGCCTACCAATGTATTTTTCATTTTTTAAAATCAACTCAACAGACTTTCTTTGGAACCTGTTACCTAATGCAGTTTTATAACCCCAATCATTCAATTGAATTGCTATTTTTCTATAACTGTTGTCGTTTAAGTAAAGGTCAAATACCCTTTGCACCAAAAAAGCTTGGTCATTTGGTTCAAGTTTTTTTGTTTCCTTGTTATAGTCATATCCAATTGGTGCAATTCCAAGATGGTTTCCATGAAGTTCAACTGCTTTTTTCCTTCCTGCATTTAGAACCATTTTTGCCCCTTCTTGATAAAGGTCATTCATAATTGCTTCCAGTTTGGTTTGAAGTGTTTCATTATAGTCAATAACCTTTTCTCGGTGGACTTCAATCAATAACACCTCATGGAAGCTAAACTCTGCTAATAACCGTTCTAGGTCTGTAGTTTTTCGACTTAAACGGTCAAGTCTGTAAATCAATAAAGCTTTGACTTTTCCATTTTTAATTTGTTCCCTTAATTCGTTCAACATTGGTCTGTTTAATGTTTCTGAACTGCCCACTTCTTCAAGTACTTTCAATGGTAAACCAATAGTATTTGCAAATTCTTCAATGATTGCTTTGTGTTTTTTAAGTCCTTCACCATCAATGTCCCTTGATTTTCTACTGTACGCATACAGTTCCATGATATTCAATTCTCCTAAAATTTTCTTGATGTCATTTAACTTTGATGTCATTTTTCTCTGTCCCTTCTAGTTATGTTTTATTGATTTACTTTTTCAAGTCTGTTTTTTAAGTCTTTTATAAGACGATTAAACTGTGTACCACTCTTTTTGCAAATTTTACATTGTGCTTCTGTTCTACCGAAACCATGCTTTTGTTTTGGAAATTCTTCAATGTTTTTCATATCATCACACTTGGTGCAACTCTTTTTGATAATATTTCCTTCTTCATTTTCAACATACTTGACACCATTTTTTGTCACGTTAATTGTCATTATTCTGTCCCCTTTTTATATGAAAGGTCAAGCAGGTTTTAACCTGCAAGACCGTTTATTATTTTTGAAGCTTCTGTCATTGGTTTAACAACTTCATCACCAAATTTCATATATCTGTCAGGGTGTATAAATGAGAGTATTTTTCTTGAAGTTGTTTTGTCAAGTTTTCCAGTTGAACCAGTGTTTCTTCTTTTAAGTGTTTGAACTTCTCTTTGTAGTAGGTTATTTTCTTGTTTCAATCTTTCAATCTCTGCTTTTAATTTTTCAAGTTCAGTTTCTTCATCAGTTTCTTGGTCAGTTTCCCCACCATTTCTGAATGCCTTAATGTTTTTCTTCATCTGTGCCATTGAAGTGTTTACACCGTATTGATTGATGAATTCTTCAATTTTTCCTTCTTTAATGATTGAAAGTAAAGAAAAAATCTTTCCTGTTCCTAATTCTTTAAGTTGTGGAAACTGGTCAAATATTTCTTTGTGTTCAAACACATTTACGTATCTTGAACAATCTCCTTTTGAAATTCCAATCATGTTGCAAAACTCTTGAAATTCTTCACCTTCAACAATTGTTTGTGCTTCTTGAATTCTCTTTCCAACCTCAACAATTGTGTCAAAACTAATTGTGTGCAGTGTCTTAATCTCTTTTGCTAATGTTTCAATTCTCTTATTCATGGTGTCATTCTCCTTTTGTTATCTGTTTTTATCGCATTACTGTGTTATTGTGTTGCCTTGTTGCGATCTGATCTAAACAGATTTGTGCGTAGCTGTCAACACCTTTTTAAAGAAAATTATTTAGCTTATTTTTGCACCTGTGTTTGAACACAAACACCCCTTTTTATGCCTTTACAAATTTAATTGTTATTTTTTCAACCATTTTTAAATGTCTATCTCTTGGAATAACAATTGGTAAAATGTCCTGCCCCTGTTTTTTGGGGTGTTCTTGCAGTATCTCAATATATAACCGTTCCCACTTCTCAAACTCTGCTCTATCCTTTGCAATTTCTGTCATCAATTCTTCTGCCAACTGATGTGACAGTTCAAACCATTCATCACTAAGAAGCTTTCTGTTCTTCTGACTGAACCCAATCTTGGAAATATACTTTTGAAACACTCTTTTTAATTCTGTTCGTTTGGTTTCTTTTCTCTTACCCTTTGTAACAGTCAAGAACTTTTCAATTGCTTCAACAAAGTTATTGACTGTTGGCAACTGCCCCATTGCTTGCTGAAGCTTTTCAATCTTTTCAAGAATTAATTCAATATCTGTGTTTGAACACATGGAACATTTTTGTTCCTTATAAATCAAGTTGTGAAGCCTTTTTTCTGACTTACACCCACAACTGGTGCATTGAACCGTATGAATTGCCACCATTCCTTTATATTTACTTTTAAGTGTCCACCCTAAAGGGTTCAACCTTGCTTCAATTTGTTTTTTAGTCTGTTTAATCACCTTTTCCCACTCCTGTTTTAACCATTTTATTGAGATACCATTGAGCTTTTTTTAAATCTTCCAAACCGTTCTTGTGTTCATGCCTGATGACGTACTTTAACACATTTCCCATCAAGAACCCTTTAAATTGCTCTTTGGTCATCTTTTCTTGTAGAATTTCAATTGTTTCAAATTTCCCAACCTTGTAATGGTTTGGGTTAATATTATCCTGTTTCATCTGTCATTTCCCCCTTCTTAAACCATTCATGTTTTGGAACACCTTCGCCCCAACGTTCCATGACCTCTGTGTCCACTTTCAATGGTAATGTCATTTGAACACAATTAATCATTACATTTTCAATCTGTTCTATTTGCTCTTTTATTATTGTTGCAGGAACTTCAAACAAGATTTCGTCATGTATCGTTGCAAGGATTTTGAAGTCATCACCCCAAGTCTTGAAAAGCTTATAAACATTGACAAGTGCTTTTTTCATGATGTCTGCCCCAGTTCCCTGAATAATTGCGTTCACCGACTGCCGACTTGCTCTGAAATATGCCCCTGCAATCTTCCAATATCTTTGTTTTAACTGTCTTGGAATTTTTTCTTGCCAAATGTTCTTTGTTTTTCTTCCCATTAATTTCACAATTTCACCTTCAACTGCTCTAAACTTTTTAGCAATTTGTTTGTGACCAAGAAACCTTCTTTTTCTTCCGAACAAAGTTTCAACAAACCCTGTTTTATCAACGTAATCATGTACCCCATCAATCCACCCTGCAACCACTGGATAATTGTCCAAAAATGATTGAATGAATTCTTCTGCTTCATCAACTGTAATTTCCAACTGCTCTGACAAAGTGAAGTTTGACGTTCCATACATGGTTGCAAGAAGTCCAGTTTTCATCATCTTTCTTTCCCTTGTACCATCCCCACATTCTTCAATTGGTTTGTGAAAAGTCCCACTTGCTAATGATGAATAAATGTCAACACCTTCAAGGAACGGTTGCTTGAATTTCTTGTCATCTGTCATGTGTGCAAGGATTGTTGGTTCTACCTTTGAAAAGTCAATCCCTACCATAACTTTTCCTCTTGGTGCAACAAACAGTTTCCTTGCAGGGTATGGAATATTTTGAAGGTTTGGTTTTGATGAACTGTAACGTCCAGTAGCAGTTCCAGTCTGCTTGAATTGTCCGTGTAACCTTCCATCTAACTGTGACACCTTGGTTGGTAATGGTTCAATGTAGGTGGTCAGAAGTTTGTTCAATTCCCTATACTTTAAGAGAACCCCAATTCCCTCATGTTCATTTCTTAGTGCTTCAAGTGTCCCTGCGTCAACTGAACCCTTGTTCCTGTTTGGAAGCTTCAAGTCCTCATATAGAACCTTTTGCAACTGTGCAGGACTATTCAAATTAATGTCCCCAAAATGTTCATGTAATTGGTTCAGAAGGTCTTCAATCTCTTTTTTAAGTTCTGTCTTGTAATGTTCTGAATAGTCAAGGTCAACATTGAACCCATTCTTCTCCATTTCAACTGACACCTTCAAGACTTCTGTTTCCAGTTCGTGAATGTCTTTCAGTTTTGGTTGTTTGTCTAAATGTCCCTTTATCCAGTCATAAAACTTGATGACCAAATGTGTGTCTTTACAAGCATAGACCGTTGCAATGTCAAGTGGTGTATCTTGAAACCCACCCTTGCCAAACAATTCTTCATAAGTCATTGATTTATCTTCAAAACCAAAGTATTTGCCCCATTTGGTAGCAAGATTTTTCAGTGCATAACTTGGTTCATTCTCTGACAGAACGTGCATTGCAACCATTGTGTCCATAATTACACCTTCAACTTGAATTCCTTCCTTTCTAAACATATGAACGTCAAACTTTGCATTATGAAGTATCTTTCCTAGTGCTTCATCTTCAAGAAATAGTTTCATGTGTTTGAACACAAATGATGCTTCAAGTTGCTTTTGCTCCGTATTATGCCTAACTGGAATATAAAAGTGTTGGTCTCCTTCATACAATGACAAAGAAATCCCCACAATTTCATCATCACCAAATGTTTCAACCCCTGTTGTTTCCGTGTCCAGTCCGATTATTTTTTCCTTTAGAACCAAATTAATCATGTTCTGGAATTGTTTTTCATCTGTCACTAGGTGGTAATTTGAAGGGCAATTCTTAATCATCTTTAGAATGGTTGCTTCCCTTCTCAATTCAACCAATTGCTTATAAAGTTTCATAGCATGGGACTTTGAGAATTTCTTCATGTCCTCAACTTGTGTTCCTATTTCTCCACTTTCAATTGCTTCCTTAACTGCTTCTAGTTTAGCTTTGTCTGTATCACTGAACTTGGTCTGAAAAATACCTTTCTTGACTGTTCCTGTGTGCCTTGTATACCCAGTGAACCAAATTTCATTCCAAGTTGGTTGGTACTGCTTATCTTTGACCTTTTGGTGAACTCTTTTCGCCTGTTCCTTTTTTGTGTTCTGTTGTTTCAAGTCCATTTTTAAAGTCATATAATTCCCCCTTTCACTCCTTATTCATCTTTAAGTAAAAAATTTGTGACATTTGGGAACAAAAAAAAGAACTGAATTAATCAGTTCTAATTTTTTAATACCAGTTGTTTGAATTGTGGAAGAGATTCTGCCCATTCACAAAAATCTTTCCATTCATCCAGCTTATGGTTCTTCCTTTGATGGTATATTGTTTTTAATTGAAGATAATTAGTTGTGAATCTTGCTGTCATTTCAAATCCCATTGGAAGTGAGTACACCAGTGGATAAAATAACTCTTTCTTGTGTTCTTTATCTGCTTGATTATATTGGTCAATCATTTCCATAAATCTATTTAAAATAACCTCATCCACATATTGATTGAAGCTTTCTCTTTTAGCTTTTTGAATTCTATGCATTTTACTTTGAGAACTCACAATATCAATGAAATGATATCTTTCAACTTGTGGGTAAATTGTTTGTGAAATCGTCCAATCAAACTGAACAATGATTCCTTTTAAAAAACTATCATGTCCACTTGACGCCTTAGCATTACCCAGTGTGATTGCCCTTTTCATATCACCTTCTGACTTAATAACATCATCATGATTAGATGTTTCACCAGTCCTCATTGGGTATCCACTGGCAATTATACTTTCATGAATGCCCCATACATTGACATTGTGAACCTTATTAAATTCCTTCATTCGTGTCCTCTCCCTTTTTTTGCTGTATTTACTTTACAATACCACAATTATACACTATCCACACACAAATGCACATAATTTTACCCTTCATTTCTTGATGTCAGAACTACCAAAACCACCGTAACGCATACTATTTTTAACAATATCAATGTCTGCTACAAGATATTTTTGGAATATACCTTGACCGATTGCTTGACCATCCTCAATGAAAAATGGTTCATCCCCATTATTTTTGATTAAGATTCCAATGTTTCCATCATTTTTTGGATTATTATAATAGGAACTGTCAATGATTCCAGTACCATTTGTAAAAGTTACATCAACCTTGCCCATGCTACTTCTAGGATAAAGTTTTAGTACTTCATCTTTAAGCATATACGCTTTCACATCTGTCCAAATTAGTACAATTTCAGTTGGTTGAACAACGGTTTTTACTGGTGAAAATATATCATATCCTGCTGACCCTTCGTCAACTCTGTAAGGTCTTTGGATAGTTACAAAAGGATATTCTTTATGTTTACATAAGACTGGTTCAAAACCTCTAATTCTTGCCACATTAACTTCCCCCTTCTAATTATAATTTCTAGTTTAATTCCTTATGCTATGAACAAGGACTGTGACCACAATTAAGACAAATTGTGCACGCACCACTAACAACTTCTATTGGCTCTCCACACTCTGAACACTTTTGAAACTTCTTATTGTCTTCATATGCATTTGTCTCTTTGTATTCAATCACAACTGGTGTTTCTTCTTTTTCTTGGGGCGCAGTTGTCAATATTCCTGCTCGTTTGCAACCCTCTCTAAAAATCGTGATACCTTTCAAATTGTGTTTCCATGCTTCAATAAACAGTTCTTGAACTTCTTCCACTGTTGCATTGTTTGGAAGATTTACTGTAGAACTAATTGAAGCGTCAATATAGGTCTGCCATGTTCCCTGCATTAATACTCTATCTTTCCAGTAAAGGTCATGTGATGTTTTTATAAAACTTGGAATTTCTTTTGTCCCTGTTTTGTCCATGTATTCTTTCACAATATCCGTGTAAACTGTATAAACCACTTCACCTTCATCATGTAAACTTTCAGTTTTTCTTGTGTAATGTGTAGCAAAAATTGGTTCAATTCCACCACTTATACCAAACATAGTTGAAAGACTTCCTGTTGGTGCTATGGTTAAAATTTGACTATTTCTCAATCCATGTTCTTTCACAACCCCCATGACCATTGGTGAAATATTCTTCAAAAAGAATTCTGATTTAAACAGTGCTTTTTCATCATATTTTGGAAAAGTCCCTTGCTCCTGTGCTAAGAATGAAGACTGTAAAATTGCCATGTTAAGTAATGTGTGACCAATCTTATGGGATAACTTCACGCTCTCTTTTGAACCATATTCAATGCCCAGTTTGATGAACATATCAGCTATACCCATAACCCCAAGTCCTATTTGTCTCCAATCTCTTGCGTTATCTCTTTGAATTTTAAGTGGGTGAAGACTCAATCCCTCGTCAAGAACTTCATTCAACCCAATTGTTGCAATCATTACTGCATCACCAAATTTATCAAGGTCAAAACTTGCATGATCTGTGAATGGGTGGTCAACAAATTCCGAAAGGTTTAAGCTACCAAGCAAACAACTTCCCCCTGCCATCAATGGTTCTTCTGCACATGGGTTTACCCCTGCAAATTCATGTTTGGGGTGTTCTGACATCAAATGCCATCTTTTAATAGTGTCCCAGTAAAGCATTCCTGCTTCTGCCCAGTCCCAATTGTTCTGTGCATTCTTCTTAAAAAGTTCCCTTGCTCTAACAGTCTTTTCAATTACTGTTCCGTCTTCACCTTCCCATTTCAGAACCCAGTCATTGTCAAAGATAACTGCCATCATAAAACCATTTGAAACTCTGATTGAAATATTTGCTTTTGTGATTGAATTATCTTTTGTTTTAATGTCAATAAATTGTTCCAAGTCGGGGTGAGTGTCCACGCAACTAATCATCAATGCACCCCTGCGTCCATTCTGACCAATCAATGCAGTTGTCACGTCAAATAATTCCATGAATGATGTTGCCCCACTTGTTTCTTTTGCACTGTTATTAACTTTCGCTCCTTTTGGTCTAAGGTTTGAAATGTCAATCCCACACCCACCACCATATGAATAAGTTCTTGCAAGTCTTTTTGCACTATCAAATATATCTTCAATGTTGTCTTCGGGACGTGGCATAACATAACAATTTGAATAAGTGACTTTGTGACCAAAGTTTTGAAGTCCTCTATGGGCAAGAATCCGTCCTGCAAACAAAAATTTTTTCTGCTTTATGAGTTTAGCAATTTTCTTGTTTCCACCACTTACACGTTCCACCCATTGGTCAAACGTTTCATTGTTGTATCTGTATTTATTATCAAAGATTGCCTGTTGAAGTTCATTCAACTTCCACCCCTCTTGACGTCCCTTTGTTCTTTCATTTCTGTGGATTATGAAAGACTTTGCTACACCTTTCAACCCTTTTTCCATTAACTTGACTTCCACCAAGTCTTGTATTTCTTCAATTGTAACTCCGTCTTTGATTTCATTCTCAATTTCCCGTCCAATTTCTTCTGCAACCAGTTCAACCACATTTTTTGTGTCAATCATCGCTTTCATAATTGCATTGTAAATTTTCTCTTGGTCAAATACTTCTGTATAACCTTCACGTTTTAAAACATTCATCTGTTTCTCCCCTCTCCTATTCAACTAATAAGCCTTTTTGAATTGCCCAAGCAATTCCTACTGCAACTGCGTCACTGCAATCATCTGTTTCAAATTCATATTGTTTCTGATGTTCAACTAACCAATCACGAACACCAAGTTCAACTTCAAACTTCTGCGCCTTTCCTTTTCCCGCAACAAGTTTCTTCACTGTAGTTGGTGGTATATCTGCCATTACAACATCAAAACCTTGTTTATAGATTGTCAGATCTGCAACTCCAACAACTCTGAAAAGTGTTTGAGTTATTGTAGGGAACTTGGAAAAACCTCGTTCCCTCACAACACCTTCAATATCTTTGTGTTTATTCAAGAGGTCTGTCAAATGCTTTGCAATGTTGTTCAATCTGAACCCTATCCCTTTTTTACTGTTCTTCTTGTTGTCAACAAACACAATTTCTTCAATTGCAACTTTGTTATTACTAATGATTAAAACTGCTAAAGCCGAACCAGTTAATGACAAGTCACAAGCTAGAGTTTTAACTGTTTCCATTTCTGAATATCCCCTTTAAAAGCACAACTCCAATCCAAATCACTACATTTCCTCCTTTTCACAAATTGTTTTGAACTCACAAAATAAACATTTGTCAAGTTGCACTGGTGGAAGCTTTTCTTCATTTACTGCCTTTGTAACCCTAGCAAGTTTGTCAAGAAGTGCTTCTTGCTCTGCCTTAGTCACTTCATGATAAAACGTCCTAATGTCTGACCTTGCGTCCTCACCTTTGAACCAGTTATCCTTTGCAACTGCTTCATACATGATGATGAACTCATTCACCCCAAACAAAAGTGAATAACCAGTACATTGCATTTTATGACCATCCTGTGCGTCCTTCATTTTATAGTTACCTACTTGTGCAACTGAATTAGATTTTGTCTTGAACTCAAACCCAACTGGTGAACCGTCTTTGGTGTAAGTCAGAAGACCATCTGTCATTCCTGCAATTGCAAAGTGTTGCCCACCGTGTTCAAAATGCTTAATTGTTTGACTTACCTTTTCCCACATTGGAAGTCCCAGTTCATTCTTTTGAACGGTAAATGCAGGGTTTTTCAACATCTTTTCCATATATAAAAGGTCACGTTGAGTTGCTTCATGAACTCCTGTTGAATTCCTGACCCATCTCTTTTGGTATGGAAACATTTTCTGTTCGTCCTTCATGTTATTAATTGTTTTGAACATCAATTCACGTTCACACTTATAAGTACTTGAAGGTGAATAAATAGGAGTTTCACATTTAAACCACCCATTGTTATTAATCTCAAATTCTTTTTGTTTCAAAAGTAAATATTCAATGTCTTTGTCGTTCCAAAAACTCAAACTGTGAAACTCATTAAACTGTTTATATAACGCACTGGTCAACTCCAATGCTCTTGGACTTAATTCTTCTTTTACTTGTTTTCTCATTCTATTGTTATTTGCCTTAGTTACAAAACCCATGATGTCCCCCTTTGTGTTTTTTGGGCAATCCATAATGGACTGCCCTTGTGTTTAATCACAAACTAGATAACGTCTTCTTCAGTCCCTTCAACTTCTTTGACCTCTGCGTCCTCTGTAGCTTTTGCAACCAGTTCTGCGTCAAAGTGGTCTGCTACTGGAAAACCTGCTTCATGTAATAACTTCACCATGTAGTCCAATGTCTTTGGTACAATCCTTTCTTCGTAAAATTCAAGTTCAACGACCTGACCGTCAAATACTTGAAACTGTGTTTGCACCCCTTTAAACTTCTTTGTAGTCAATGGTTTAAGTGAATAAGCAGTTGAAGTTCCTGTTCCTGTTCTTGTAAGATTGAAAGCAATTTCACCATCTTGAATTTCTTCTGCATACTCGTCAATATCTGCAATTAGTTTCTTTGCTTGGTTCTTGGAAACTTCAAGAACTTTGACTTTCCCACTGTTTAACTCACCAAATGCAAAAATAAAACGGTCTTTTGCATAAAATGTATCCCAACCATCAATATTACTGTCTTTCGCCTTACAGAATGGACAATCTTGCCCACCTACTGCTAAACATGGTGTATTGTAAATTCCTTTTCCATAATCACCATGTGCTTTGTAACTCACATAATCAGTTGTTGAAAGAACTCTGACTGTTACACTCTCATTCTCATTCTTTAATCTGAAATATGCTTCTTTTAAATCGACCTTGCTCTTGTTCACTTGCTCTTTTACTTCTTTTCCTTTTGCTGTTATTAAACTCATTCTGTTTTCCCCTTTCTATTTTTAAAATTGTTTTTTGAAAGGTGTTTCTTTATAAACTGCCTTTCACCCCTTATTCAACTAACTGGAATTAAGTTGTGACTTTTTTTTAAACTTTTACTCTCCTATAAATTTCTTAAATGCTTCCTTGGTTCTCTGTACCTTCTTTCTAACATTTGGGGAATATTCTGTGACACCAAGAACATTACAAATTGCGTCCGTTACTTGTGACTTATTCCCTGCACATAGGCAAAGAACAATTTGTTTTGCTTCAAGACCTTTTTCTTTTCCAAACTTTTTAATGAGTTCTCCAAAGTCCTCTGTGAATTCTTCAATTACCTCTTCTTGAATTGTGTCGATGTAAGGGGTTTTAATATCACCAACATTGACCATAATATCTGTTGAGTGCATCACCAAATGATGTTGGTTTTTCTGCGTAAAATAAGGTTTGATTGCATTCACAAACCCCATAGTCAAATACCTGAAATAGAATCCTTCAAAAGTTCCAGTTGAGCCGTCCCAATCACTAATCACCTTCAACAACCACTCATATGTTGCATAAGACACCAAGTCTGCTTTGGAAATGTTGAAAAATTTGTAACTATCTTTCATTAAAAAAATTTGTGCCAAATTCTCAACCTTTGGAAGTAACTCCATGTGAACTTGTTCAAATTCAAGTTGTGCATTTTCAATACCATTATTTTTTATTATGTTTACCAATTGGTTTAAGTTTTTCATTCTTATCTTCCTTTCAAATTTGGGTGTTTTTAGGGGTCAGGGGGTAAAAAAGGGTGCAAAAAAGAAAGGTCTTAAAAAATAAATTTTTAAAACCATCTCAATTACTAGTTGACGCACTTTTGATTAATTTTTAAGAAAAAAAATACTAAATTTTTTAGGAATGTTGTCTTTGAAAATGAATTTTTTGGTGTGAAATGTTAAACAATAACAACGTATCTACTATAAATAAGAAGTTATTAAACTTATTAACTTGTTACTGTTAAACAATGTGTTGAATTGTTAATTGAAGCTGAAAAATAAACTGTTTTATTGTTTTTCAACCTTTAGGTGATTATATTTTAAACTTAAAAACTTCTCCTTTCTAAACTTTTTAACCACTGGTTGATACACTGAAAAGTTTACTAAATATGTAAGGTGATTTCCATATGGGAATAATGGAAGATAAAGCATTAATACCCATGGAAAAACTGCTATTTTAAACCATTGCGAAAGGGGTGATGAGTTGGGTAAAGATATAGAATTTGACCAAGAATTTGAACAATTAAAACGAATGTATGAAGTTGGTAAATTCCTTCGTGGTATAAGGACAGAAAAAGGGCTCACCCTTGAAAAAATTTCAGAAACTTTAAATGTAAGTAGTACCTTTATTTCTGATGTTGAGCGTGGTAAAAAGTCCCCTAGTGACCAATTAATTAGAGGAATTGCCAATGTTTACGAAGTAAACGAAGATGAACTGTTTACTATGTACGGTAAAGTACCTTTAGTATCAAGGGATGAATTATCTCGAAGCAAAACTATCCAAAATACCTTAGGTGAAATTGCAAGAAACAAAAAACTTACTGATGAAAACAAAGAGGAAATCTACAACGAACTTCACCGAATTTACAAAAAGATGATTGACGAAATAAAACAATAAAAGGAAGTGGTGAACTTTGAACAAAGTCTTAAATCAACTAGCCAAGTTTCTTGTAGACCAATTAGGATGGAAATACACTGTTTATATAAAAGATATTGTAACCTTTTTGCTTGGTGGGGTATTTTTTGCAGTAATATCAATACTTATTTGGGCAAGGTTTTTATTAAAATTAAAAAACGTTGAAATGAAAAAGAATTTCAAATTTATTAAAATTGATTTACATGGAAAAGTTTATTACATTGCAAACCCGAAAAAATATTTGGACAGTATTGAAACCATTTTTTTTATGTTCTTTTTAAATAAAAAGAAACCGTCAGTAGTTTTGGACTGCACTGACGGTAAATACAACAAGGGGAAAATTTTTTAACTTTACTGTTATTAATTGGTATAATTGCTTTTTTGATTGCCCTAGTATTGATACTATTCCACGTTCCCAATCAACCATGACACCTTCACATTTGGGGTATTTGCTCTTTGCAATTGTAAAACACTTAAATCATTGACATCTTTCATACCTCTTGGAAATATTAATTCTTTTAATGTCATAGTTGCCCCTAATAGGTCAATTAATTTATGTTTGAACAGATGACCTGCATTGTCATTGTCAGAAGCAATGACCAACTCTTCTACTGGTGATTGCTTCAATAATTTCAATTGTGTTTGACTAATTGAAGCAGTTCCAGTTGCTATTGCAGGAATTCCATGTGACCACAAGTACATACAATCAATTTCTGCTTCTACAATCCAAACAGTTTTGAAACCATGCTTTTTGACAAAGTTAAGTCCAAAAATATGGTCTTTTATTCTTTGCCCCTCTTTTGAATACCAAAACTTCTTTCCTCTCACTGTTCTAAATTTCAATTTGACCACGTTTCCTTCAATATCTACCCAAGGAATAACCACTGCTTGATGTTCTTTGTCATACCCAACTTTAAATGCCCTTTGAACCTTTTCTGAAACTCCACGGTTGCCCATATATGGGTGACGGTACATGAACAGTTTCAGTTCATCACTGGTGATAAATTTCTTTTCTTGTTTCAAGTTCAATGATATGTCCAGTTTCAAACTGTCAAGATCTTTAAACTGTCCATATTTATGTATTAAATAGTCAAGAATATCTTCTTTTGATTCTCCACTTAAATGTGCCAGTAACTCAATGAAACTCCCCTTTCTCTTTCCTACGTTCCCACTGTCAACCCAGTTCCCAATATCTAGGAAGACCACAAAAGATGGTCTTGCGTCTTCCCTAAATGGTGAACATGAAATCAGTTTATTGTCATCAACCTTGTGTTTTGAAAACTGGTTCATGTAAGGTTCAACTTCTTCCAGTACATTAAATATCATCTTCATTTCCCCCGAACTGGTTTGTGTAATTTGCTTCAACTTGGGTAATGTACCCCATGTTATAATTGACATGTAAATTGACCTCAAAATCAATACAAGGTTTCCTTGCTTTTCTTACTGCAAGTTTCCCCTTACCGTCTTTGTGTGCAAATGTAAGGACAGTACAAGCGTCTTGGATAACTGCAACTGTTTCTGAATACTGTGTCAAACTTGGTGCAACTGGGAAATCTTCTTCCAATTCTTCAATGTCTTTCAAGTTTTCTTTCTGTGCCGAAGTAGGTGTCTGATGAACCACCAGTCCAATAATTCCGTATTTTCCAAAGACTTGTCGAAGTCTTCTTGATGTTGTGGTCATTAAGTCCCTGTTATTCCCTTTTCCCTTGTGGTTCATAAGGTTAAACCCGTCAATAATTACAAACTTGATGTTGGGATTCTGTGCCAAATCACTTTCAATTGTTTCAACTGAAAGTCCCATTAAAAGGTCTTCCATTGTTTTAACAATGTATGGGACTTCGTTAATATCTGAAAAGTTTTCAAGATATTCTACATATTCTTTTTTCACTTTTTCAAACAGTTCCCCAGTCTGTAAATGTACATTTGAAAAGTGTCCCTGCAAAGTGTCTAATCTTTGAATTGTTTGTCTTTTGGAAAGTTCAGGGGAATAATGAATCACCCCAAAACCATTGTTCCATGCAGTCAATCCAAACTGACTTGCAATCCATGATTTTCCTTGATTTGAATAAGCCATTAATAACACATAGTCCCCAAGGTCATTGCCCCCTGCCATTGCTTCTGTAAGTGCATTGTAAGGTGTAGGAACTGACATAAAACCTTCCTTCTGCTCTGCTTCTTTGTACCATTCCAAACGTTCTGTACCATTGGTTGCAAAGTTAGTTCCAAGGGAAGTGTGGGTATCTGTTCTGTCTTTGATGTTGGTTACTTCTTGTTGTAACCAGTCCACGAAGTCTGCACCTTTTAACTGATTGAATTTGTCACTTGCTTGGTTTTGTAGAATGTCAAAAACCATCCTTTTTGCACTGTTTGACTTTAATGTCTTGCAAAGGTATTGAAGTTTGTCATGAGTATCAATGTATTCAAATTCAACTTCTTCTGCAACGGTTGAAGCACTCGGTGTATCCTTGTGTTCAATCACATATTGTTTTATGAAATTGAAAGCTTGTTTTCCCTCTGTGAAGTCATTTTCAGTAATGTTATATTGGTTTAGGATGAAGAAATTTTGGTCATCCAATATTTTTGAAAGCAATTTAAATTCTAGCATTATATTGTTTTCCCCCTTAATCTGTAATCTTCCCCTGTGAACGGAAATGCGTGTGTTGAGCCAATTATCCTTGAAACGGTTCTTTCACCTAGATACTGAGACAATTCCTTCAATCCAATGTTACTGGTGTAAATAGTGGTTTTTTCTTGAGTCACTCTGTGGTCTATGACCTCATAAACTTCATTTAAAAATGTTTCTGTTCCACTTCTAATTGCAATATCATCAATAACCAAGAGTTCCACGGTCTTCATTCTGTCTTTGTATATGTAGTATTTCAGACTGTTTTGTTCCTGTGTGTCCTTATTTCCTCTGAACTGTCCGTTATAAATGTTTTGAAATTCTGCCATCTTTAAAAATAGAACTGGGTTGGTTTCAATCTGTCTGCCACCTTTAAAATATTCCAATGTCCTTTTTATTAAAAATTCATTTACAATTGAACAAGCAGTTGTGGTCTTTCCTGTACCAGTTCCAAGTGGATTTGCTTTGTTTGGTACACTGTAAAGAAACATTCCTGTTCCGTTTTCAACGTGCTTCAAACAGTTTTTCATATATCGTTTCATTGCTTCAAAAGTGATATTTGGTTCAACCTTTGGAAAAGTAGCTGCCAAACTGTTTTCATACTTCTTGGGAATGTTCCTTGTTCTCCAAAGTCCTGTCTTACCATCTACACCGTGAAGGAAGGTGAACGGATAACACTGGAATGAACAGTTGTCTTTGTTGTTGCAATGATTTTTTAATTTGCAATTATTGAAGCACATTAAATAACACCCCCACCGTTGTACTTGCTAAAGTCCATTTGCTCTGCTTGTTTAAAACGTTTTTCCTGCTCTTGTTTATATTGCCAAACTGTTAATGTTTGATTACCCAACCAAGTACACAACATTCCAATTGTTGGTCTTTGGTAAGCACCGTTCGCCCAACGTCTTTCAAACTCGGTTACACCAATTTGAATCATTGCTTCCAATTGTTCATCTGTATATTTGCTAATTAGTTTGTTTTTGACCATCGACATTTCCCTTGCCCAGTTTGGGTTGTAATTGACACCAAAGGTTTGTTGGTACAATTCACAAAACTTCTGAATTAAAATTCTTGCAGTCAAGCCAGTTTCATTCTTCATGTAAATTGTTTTTTTCCTTGTAGTTCCAAGCACTTCACGGTTCAAAAGCCCTTTTGCTTCAAGTTTTTTGATTGCCAAACTTACTGTTGATTTTGCAATTCCACACCCATCTGCAAGTGTTTGTTGTGAAGGAAATGCTATCTCACATTGTTGAACATAGGATTGAATGACCAACCAAACTTTTAATTCATTACCGTCAAAGCTTTTCACAAACCCTTCTTTAATTGTTGATATTTGTTCACCAGTCAATTTGAATTGATTTTCCATTTCCTTTCCCCCTTATACAGTTAAAACAGTTTATATATAGTTAAATAACAGTTATACAGTTAGAAAACATTAATATAGGGACTGATTTTCGGTTCATCAAAACAGTTAAACCTTTGAATTTACTGGTTTTATTTGATGAACTGATTTTCAGTACGTCAACGCTTTCACCCCTTATTCAGTTGGTTTTGACTTATTTGTGACGGTTAAAAGAAAAAAGTTTTTAATGACCCGTGAATGGACGGTTGAATGACTGGTTGACGGAGTGATGAAGACAGTTGATTGACTGGGTGATTGGATGATTGACTGGTTACTGTTTTTCTGTGAAATACAAGTGTTCTTGTGCGTGATACCGTTCGTTTCAATTTGGGGTTTATTTCCTGCTATCTTTTGAATGACTGGTGATTGCTTTATAATTGACCAATACTTAATGATGTTGACGGTAAATGAGCAGTGAATGTTACTAGTAATGCTTGTGTTTGAACACGTTCTGTGACGTTGTTATTTACCCATAGGATAGGTTTTATATTCTGTTTGGTGTCATTGTTCATCTTGTGACAAAAAACCTCTTAAATCGACAATGAGAAGTTCATCAAAAAAGATTGGTAATTGTCGCATGTCCCCTTTGATTCATAGAAGTTCACAACCTACATTTCCCAAGGTAAAAAACTGTACTGACACCCCCTACTTTCTAATCAGAAACCCTTATAAAATTTGCACAGTGAATTTTGAGATTTTCAGTTTTTAATTGGTTTTTGACATTCCTTAACTGTTGTTTATCATAGAATAAAAACAGATTTGTCAGTAATTCTTTCTTGTTAGAAAATTTGCATAAAATAGTCATAACCTTATTTAATTGTGGTATAATATCTTTATGTATGCTGTGATTGACATTTAATGTTTAGATGAACCTGTTAGTTCTTCTATGAAATGTTACAAGGAAATCTGGAATAACTCAATGTTGCCGGTATTGAAACAGTCGTAAATAACATATAGGAGGGTTTTATGGATAAAAGATATCAAGTTTTTGTAAGTTCTACATACATTGATTTACAAGAAGAAAGAAAGGAGGTAATGCAAGCTCTTTTAGAATTAGATTGTATTCCATCAGGTATGGAATTATTTCCAGCTTCCAATGAAGATCAGTGGTCACTAATCAAAAGAGTTATTGACGACTCAGATTATTATATTGTTATTATCGGGGGTAGATATGGGTCAATTGGTAAAGAAGGTATTAGTTATACTGAGATGGAATATAGATATGCGTTAGAAACTAATAAACCAATTATAGCTTTTATTCATGGAAGTCCTTCAACCATACCTGTTGGTAAATCTGAAGAAACAGAAGAGGGAAAACAAAAGCTTAAAGAGTTTCTTGAATTGGCTAAGTGCAAGCTTATAAAAACATGGAATACACCAACAGAGTTAGGTTCAGTTGTATCAAGAAGTATAGTCCAATTAATTAAAAGAGAACCTGGAATTGGTTGGGTGAAAGCTTCAAATGTTCCTAGTGAAAGTGCCACCAAAGAAATATTAAATCTAAAGAGCCAAATAGAAGAATTACAAAATAAATTAAATGAAGCTAGACTAACTGCCCCTAAAGGAACTGAAAATTTATCACAAGGAACAGAAGATTTTAAAATTAATTATACCTTTGAAGTTGAAAGAGCAACTGACCTTGAAACATATACATATTCGAGTAACACATTATTAACTTGGAATGAAATATTTTTTGAAGTCTCCCCATTAATGATTGACGAGGCAATTGACAAGACTATAGTATCTGCATTAAATAGAAAAATACGCAACATGAACTATAAAAGGCATATGGAAGACGGTGACTTAGACGCAGAATCAATAGAAAATTATGCAATTGATATGTCTTGTTATCACACCATTAAAGTACAACTAAGAGCACTAGGTCTAATAAAGAAAAGTGAGAAAAGTAGAAGTGTAAAAGATAGAAATACTTATTGGTGTCTTACAGATTATGGAGATGAGGTCATGACAAGACTTAGAGCTATCAAGAAGTAAGTCCGATATTACTTAACATAGCATTATGATACATCATGTTGAACTAACCTTACTAAGGTGATTAAATGAATCACTTTATTCTATAAATATTTATATTGAATACCGTAAAAAACTTGGGAAGGATGGAACAACCACTCTTCCCATATCATACCCTTAATCAATTCTTGAACTAGTCACATTTAATCAGTTCAATTTTTTTGTTATTTCTGAAATTATAGCTTCAACTGGACAACCAGTTTGTTGATTTCTAATAGAATTGACTAACAAAAACACCAACCAATTTGGTGCAGGACTGTCAAGTTTTTCTGACCAACCTTCCAAATCATTAATGTGCCCTGCTTCATGTAATTCTTCCAACGGTTTCTTCTTCCAGTCATCAACTGGTGGTGCATTTAGTTCTGCCACTCTTTCTTTAAATTCATACCATTTTGCCCAGTTATTATCAGCCATTGACCTTGGGCATGCCTTTCCCCAAGAACTGCAATCATGGTGTCTTATGACGTTCTCCAAAGGAATGTTGTATTTATCCATCAATTGAACCGTCAATTGGACTGCTAAATCAAAGGTTCTTGAATAGTCTCCGTCTGCATTCACACAAATTTCTATTCCTATTGTATTACTGTTGCTTATACCCTTCTTACCCTTGCCAACATGCCATGCTTTATCCTTGTCAAGTACTGCTTGGAGAACTTTTTTGTCATCCACAAAATAATGTGCCGAAGCTTTTCTGTTCCCACCATTAAAATATCTGTAATGCATTTCTGCATTAGCGCCTTTTGACTTATTCCCAGTATCATGAATTACTATATATTTTGGTGTATTTGCATTAGGTGTGAAATTGTACTTTATTAACTTTTGTTCAATTTTAATCATTCATATTTTCCCCCTTTTTAAGAAATGGTATCTTTGTGTCATCTTTTGAAGCACCATGCAAAACTTTGAATTCTTCAATTGTGCCTTCCTGTTTGATAATTTTTGCCATCTTCATTTTGTGAAGCAACTTCCCTTCACCGTATAGATAGAAACACGATATTAAGAACGCAAACTGGAACGGTGTCATGTTCCATAGTTCTTTGTCAAACATTTCAATTGATATTCCATTTACAAGGGACAAGAAAATACTTGCCCCATAAAATACAATGATTGTCACTGAAACTAAATTGATAAGCCAAAATTTATACCACATTGCTTTTGTTCCTCTTGAACTCATGATAATATCCCCCTTAGTCCATCTTGTCTTTGGTTGCTTTATTACCAAAGAAGAAACCGAACACCAATGTCACAATAACCATCACGTCTTTTTGCTCCACCTTGCCCATTAAAGCCAATGCAACAAATACAATGGCAATTAAAAGCGCAATTAAATTTCTAATTTCAAGTAATTCTATAAACTTATTCATTGAAAATCCCCCTTCAATATTTGTGTAATTTAAAAGGACTTGTGTTTGAACACAACGTCCCTTTTATGGTTGCTACTGTTTATTTAAATGTATCTTTACTGCTTCTCTGTAATCTTCCCTTAAAATGTCAGCTAAAATTAATGGTAATCTAGTTTTACTATTAATCCACCCTTCTTCAATCCTTTTAACCAAAATATCAACTATCAGTTGGTTAACCATTAAATCACCCCTTCGTTAAGCAATAACTGTGTTTCAAGTTCTTCAATTCGCAACTGTTCTACTGTTTTTTCTACAATAATATCTTCTGTAACTAATTGATGATTCTTAGGGTCTGATACATCAACACTTAGAATATTCTTTCCCTTAAATGCTCCAAATTTTAGTTCTATATATGGTAATCCTTCGGGCAGTACATGTGGTAAAATTTCTCCTTCTGCTTCGCCCGACTCAAACCATATCTTACCGTTGTTGTCATAAATAATCAGATTTCCTCTTTGCTTCTTCATAATTGATTCAACTCCTTATCTTTATTCAAATGCCATCCATCTAAGTGACGCAGTATGTGTATATGCCTGTGTGCAATTTCTCATTATTTGCCTAAACTGAAAGCCATCACTATTTAAAGCAACATGATAAGTTTCAAATTTAGAACTATAATTGCCCCAAGCAGGGGAATAAAATTGAAATGCTGAATAAAAAGAACTGTCATTGCTGTAAAAGAAATTCATTGTGTAAATATTATTTGTGCCTTCATTTCTTGACAAAACATAAAAAGTCGGTGCAAAGTCCAAACCACTTATTGTTTTGTAAACATATACATTATTGGATGTAAAATTCATGCTAAAAGTCCCTGTTGCCCATTTTTTACCTGTAGTGATATTACTGATTGCAGTAGATAAGTCATCAAAATCTTGGCTACTTGGTGTTGTTCCCATGCCGACAATAGCATTGTAAATATTGGTTTTGCCATTATCGGCATCTTGAAAAACCTCATTAATTGCTCCTACTAAATTTGATTTCTCTGTGGTCTGCAAAGTTCCACTTGCGTCTTTTCCATCTAAAGTGTCAGCATCTAACCCACTGCCCGAACCATCACTTGAAGATGTCCAAACCTTATTTCCGTTATATGATAATGTTCCATCTTGATTCATTACCAATCCACCTTGCCAAGATGGGGTATTCCCAACTGCATGACTTTGGCTTGTTGTTCTAATAGTCCATGTACCAGTTGTTTGGTCGAATACGATATGTCCACAATAGCCAATTTCAGTTGCACCATCACCAAAAGTATTACCCACTCTAATGTTGAAATCTCCTTCCCCATCATTAGTAGTAATTTGGTGTTTCCCATCTTCAAAAAGTATTCCACCATTTGCACCACTTCCACCTTCAAGTTGATTAACGGTTATTTTCCCATCTATGTCACTATTACCGTCTTTTCTTACATAAGGTGTTAAGTCCAAATTATCAATGTTTGTATGTGCATCTTCTACACCCTGTTCAATCCTATTTAATTCTGTTGCTGTAATGGGAGTTATACCATCAACCCAGTCTTTTTTTGTGTATGCCATCTTATACCCCTTTCTATGTGTTCAAACACAAAACTTAGTCTTACCACCCTTTAATATCTGTTAATTGTATTTGAAGTTCATCAAAATTTGTCTTGGTTCTTCTCTCTGAAATGACTTGGAATAACACATCATCATTTGCCCCACCAAGTACATGTATTTCTTTCCATTCTCCAACTGCCATTGAAGTTGGCACAACAAAAACAGTTGTTTGAATACCAGTACCAAAAATAGTTTGTGTTGCAACTACACTGTCTAGTAATAAGTCATTTACGTCATAGATTTCAATTTTGGTATTTCTTTCTTCAAAAAGTATCATTGGGTATGCGTCAATAGAACCTACAATTAATGTCTCATTTGTATATGTTTCACGCATTAAGTTTAGTTGGTCACTTTGAACCCAAGTTTTTTCATAGAATGCAGGAAGTATCACCATTTCAACTGCGTCCATATCAATCAATTCATCAACTTGGTCATTGTTAAATGATGTAAAAGCTTTTGCCCAACTCTTGTGAATAAAACCTTTAACTAATGAAATATTGTACCAAGTAACTGGGTAATTTTCTTTGACTGTAATACTTTCTACTAAGTAATCATTATCATTAACAATCCCTTCTGATGGGATATTAACATTTACAATCTCACCAACGGTGAACCCACTATCAGTGGTGTTAAAAGTTATTTTGTTTGATGTTGCTTTGTACTTGTTTAACTTTGAATTAGCTACTTCAAAGATTTCCGATTTATCATCAAGGTTAGGTTCATTGTCAACATATTCAACAATACCACTTGAACCTTCTTCACCTTTTAAAACTGTTATTTCCTTCGTGTCCTGTGAAATGATTATGGTTGAAAAGTACCCCTTGTATGTAACTGCAATTGTATCTGATGCAGTTAGCTTTGTACCATTCATTGCCTGTGTTAGTTCATTTGAATTAGAAGTCCAAAACCAGTCCTTTGAACCGTCATCATCATCAAGACCTTTTATTCCAATTAATGCCCCATCAATCTCAACACTATTTAATGAAATTGTGGGTTTTTTAGCAATAGGAAAACCAACTGTGAAAGTTTGCTTCTCCCCATCTCCTTTGAAGTTTTCTGTTCTTTCATCAGTTAAACTTCTGCCACCTTTAATGAACTGCCTATTTCTATACAAGTGAGCGTTGTTCTTGGTCTTTAATGAACCTTCTTGAATAATGTCTTCTGTAACACTTTTTCCAACTGCTTGTGAACCCAGTTTCTTAAAGTACAACACTTTGTCTTTATCAATCCACCAGTCGCAACCACTTCTTTCAGCAAGCTTATCAAATACTTGGTCACACCTTTTATAGTTGAAGGTCTGCACCTTGACAACAACACCCCAACCACCGTCAATTGATTCATCTGTGTATGTGATTCCTTCTTCAAGTAGCTTTTGGGTGACTACATCAATGACAATGTCTTTAATAGTGGTGTTTTCATATGCTCCTGCAAAAATTCTTTTATCTACTAAATAGTGATTATCAACACAAGTAATTTGATGATATCTTTTATTACCAGTACCAACGTTTTTTTCAACTACTGTGTCAACAAATCCTGCAAAAATAGTTGCGCTCCCATTATCTTCTGAAATCCGTACTTGTTGACGCTTGGTGATTCTTACATTATCCATCGTATCAGACACAAGAACAAAGGAAGCAATTGACCTTTCATTTACCTTGTGCTTTATGTTCAGTGTATTTTCCTTCATTGTTCGTTCAGTTCCATTTACTATGATCTTCACTGCCAATTGCCCATGCCCCCTTTATATTGCCATTCCTGTTTGAACTCTGATTTGCTCCACTAGTGGTTCACCAATTGCCTGTGCAATAGTCATTCCGTCTAGTTCAACAATTATATTTGCAGTTTTACCACCAGTCATGTTTCCAAGCTTTGACAATGGGATAACTGCTTCACTTTCATTTCCTTCACCAATCATTGCAAGTGTTGGTTTTGTAACAATGCCACCTTCTGCAAGCATAGGTATTGTTGGAAGTTTTATACCACGACCACCAACTTTAGGAACCCAGTCGGGTACTTTAATTTTATTGATTGCTCTAATTGCTCCATTTATACCTCTAATGATGCCATTAAAGATTCCTCTAAATATCCCTGTTATTGCTCCAAAAATCCCTTTGAAGATGTCCATTGCACCTTCCCAAATCAACGCCCAGTCACCAGTAAAAATTCCTTTGACAACTTTCAATGTACCTTTGATTGCGTCAATAATTCCACTAAATACATCAATGAACTTTTGAATAGCATTTAGAGCATAATCAAGGAAATACTTTGTGAACACATCAATGAATATACTAAGCAAATCAAGCACTAGTTTAATGACCTCTTGAACACCTTTCCAAAAATACTTGAACTTTTCAATCACTGCGTCAATGTTTCTCTTGTTAGCTTCATACCATTCAAAAATTGCAGTTCTTATATTCTCATAAATCACTAAAATTTTATCTTTCATTTCCAAGAACCATTTTGAAAGTTCTTTATTTGCTCCACCAATTGACTTAAAATACTTTTTGATATTCAGTTCCAAATTCATAGCACCGTCAACAAGCTTTTGTAACCAACTTACGACAAGTTCAAACACTGGTAACAAGTATTCATAAAGCATAAGTTGTACACCTTCCCAAGCACTTTTTAAAGCTTGGATTCTACCTTCTAATGTGTTACCCATTATGTCTGCTTGTTCTTGTGCTACCCCATTATAATTGGTCGTTGCATCAGTAAGTTTTGTATAATCTTCTGTGGTTGCATTAACAATAGCCAACATTCCTGCCATTGCATTTTTACCAAAGATTGTTGCCCCTGCTTGTGCCTGTTGTTCGGGTGTTAATTTTTGGAATGAACTTCTCAAATTGTCCATAGTTCCTTTAAGATTAAGTGTTCCATCATTGTTGTATTCAACTTCCAAGCCAACCTTCTTCATGGATTCTGACATTTGCTTTGTAGGATTTAATAAGTTAGTAACTGCACTTTTTAATGATGTTCCTGCTTGTGAACCTTTTATCCCTGCATTAGCCATGAGTCCAAGTGCTAATGAAGTATGATTTGCACTTGCACCTACTGAACCCATTAATGGTGATACATATTTAAATGATTCTCCAAGCATTGTAACGTTTGTATTGGCACTTGATGTTGTACTTGCTAGAAGATCTGCAAATTGACCTGCTTGTTGTGAACTCATACCAAAACCAGTCATAGCGTCTGACAAAATATCGGCTGTAATTCCAAGGTCTGTGGAACTTGCTTGTGCTAATTTTAACGTTGGTTCTAAGGTATTAATACTTGCTTGTGCATCCCATCCTGCCATTGCAAATTTTTCAAGACCTTCAGCACTTTGTTTTGCAGAAAACTTTGTGGTCTTTCCAAGTCTTTTTGCTTCTGCTTCCAGTTTTGAAAAGTCTTCTTCTGTTGCACCACTGATTGCTTTGACCTTTGCCATCTGACTTTCAAACTGTATTCCAACATCTGAAATTGCTTTTGAGAATTTTACAACTGTTTTTATAGCAAATGCAGAAGCCATTACAGTTCCAACCCTTTTCATTGTCTTCCCAAGCGAATTTGTTTGCTTGTTGGTGTCATTGAAGGATTTCTTCAAACTGGAATTATCACCTACTAACTTGAATACCAGTTTCTTTTCTTGGTCTGCCATTAGCTGTCCACCCCATTTCCAAGCCTTTTTTGTAAGTCAGATAAGTCACTCATTTTTTCTTTATAAGTTACTTTTCTTGATGGTCGCTGCTCTTTGTGTTTAAACACAGACTTGAACTTTTTGCCACCCATTACTTGACCATATCCAACGTAGTTTGCAATCTGTTGGTACTCAAAGAACTGCATTCTATTCCCCAAGAATTTGTTGTATATCTTAGAAAAAACAACTGGTGTTAAATCCATAAAATCTGTTAATGACATTCCTATAACACCTATTGCAATTGATTGATATTCTAAGATAACATCAATCTCATTAGTTACTTGGTTGGCATGGGTTTCTGCTTTCCCAATGCATTTTCCATTGCCTTAGAAATCAAATTCATAACATCTTCAAGTGACATTTCTTCAAGAATTTCATCCATAAGGTCAAATACATCATCAAAAGTAATTTCTTTGTGAAATTTCTTCATCCCTATGTGAAGAATCATGACAATATCTTTTAGCTTAAATTCTTGTTCGTCTGTAAATGAAATACCACGCTCCTGCATTTCGCTTAATGCTCTAAAGTTGTATTTCAAAACGTATTCCCTACCGTTAATTTTTAAAATGTTCATTCCCATCCCCCTTTTGAATTTCTGTCAAAAAATAAGGGACACCACTTTAATGGTTGCCCCTGTTTTTTTCTACTTCATTATGCTTTTGTCTTTTCAGTTAATGCCCCAGTACCTTGTAATGAAACACTAAATGTCATTGAATCATCTTGTGGTGCTTCAAGTGGAAAGTCTGTTATTAATGCACTGCCTGTAAAACCTTCTATATCTCCAAGTGAAAGACCTGTCACATCTGCAAGAACAAATTCAACTGTAACTTCTGTTCCATTTAAAAATGCATCTTCTAATGCTCTGATAGATGGTGTACCACTTGCAGTTGGTAAAGTATAAAGACCATCACAGTCAATTGACCATTCCTTGAAAGATGATACAAATTCCTTCCAACCGTTACTTGACTTCGTTGTTGTTTCAATCGTTTCAGCACTTCTATTGAGTGTTGCACCTTTTTGAAGTGCCACAACATCTGAACCGATTTTAATTAACATGTCAATTCCTTTTGCCATTGTTTTTCCCCCTATTTTAAAAGTTTGAATATAACTTCCAAGATACCTTGGTTTACAGTATTTTTATTGTCATACACAACAAAACTGTCTGTGACTTTTGAACCAACTACTATGTAAGTGTCAGTTATAAGGTCAAGACAGTTTCTAATTTGTTCAAGAATTGTTTTAACTTCTTTGTTTCCCTTGTAGTTACTAAAAACAGTTATTGTTGAAGTCACTTCCACATAATCACCGTTTTTGACTTCCAAGCTTCTCTGCCTATCATCACCAATCAAAATGAATGGGTAGGAAGCTTTTTGGGGTAGATAGTCATACACTGCTAACCCTAACCCTTCAAGTGTTGTGACAAGTGCCTTTTGAATTTCCAGTGAAGCTTTCACACCTATTCACCCCTTAAATATTTTTGATTTGTTTTTCTAAAAATTTATATCCATTTTTAATTGCAGGACGGAAAAATGAAACACCTTTCCACCAACGGTTTCCATACTCAACCCACAATGAGTAATCTGCATTTGATTGTACTTCATATGCATTTCCAACCTTCTTAGTAATGATATTCTTTTTAAGCCAACCACCAACCCTTTTAGAATTTGGATATTCCCCAGTTGGTGCAAGTTGCTTTGCTTGACCTTGAATGTGCTTTGTAGTTAATTTCAATACTTTATCCATGTTTTCATTACCCTTTTTCAGTTCTTTAGCAAGAAACTTTTCAAGTTCTTTTTTACTGCCTGTAGTGATTTCAAATTTCATGGTTATTCACCTTCAATCTGATAATACCAACGTCTACGATTTTGAACTGCTTGAATAACTTTGAATAGTTGCCCATCAATCTTGAGCATTTTTTCCTTTGGTGATTCAATCTTTTCATTTGCTTTCACCCATGCTTTATGCTCTGCTTGATGGAGATTTTCAAATTCAACTTCAACACATTCAACAATGCCATAAAACGTTGAAACAATTGTTTCTGTTTCAATTCTTCCACCATATCCGTCTGTAAAATCTGACATAACCACAACTTCAATTCGTTTTCTTTTATGCACTATAACATCACCAACCTTGAACCAGTGCCACCAGTTGAACCACTATTCCTTACAATGTAAAGGTCTAATTCTGCTTTGAATTCTGTCAACATACTTTCTTCAAACTTGTGAGTTATACCACTAATACCTTCTGAACTTAATCTATTGTACCTTTTAACACTGACCTCATCTGCAACCCAGTTAAGTTCTGTTGGAAAGTCTGATTGACCAATATAAGTACAAATTCTCTTTTGAACATGATCCTTCAACACTGTCAAAAGTGCGTCTTGTGTATCGTCTGTAATGCCCAATAATATCTTTAAATTTTCTATCGCTGTCATATATTAATCACCTTTTTTCTTGATTGACTTCTTGGTCTTCTTCGGCTCTTTCTTTTCAACCATCTTTGATTTTTCAGCTTCAACCTTTGGTTTATTGTATCTTCTCAATAACATTCCCATTTAAAATCAACCCCCTTTTACTTAAAAAAGGGTGGGAACACCCCACCCCATATATTAAACTGTTGCTTTAACAGTCATAACCCCAACTTTTGAACTGTCAAGAATATGTGCAATATAATGTCTGTCTGCACTGATAACTGTTGTTTTCTTTAAAATATCCCTGTCTGTTTCAACTTGAACTGCTCTTTTAACTGCAATTTGGAGTCCACCTTGCTTCAAGAAAATTACTTTTCCACTTGTAACACGGTTTGAAACTACAAGATTAACACCATAAACTTGACCAACTTGACCAGTCACTTTTACTTCACCATTTGCAATGTGAACAAAGTCATTTGACTTTCTAATCACGTTGTATTGCTTTGGTGTAATGAAAGCATAAACCCCGTCAGTATCTTCACCAAATAACTCAACAACTCCGTCTGCAATCTTGTCTGAACTGATTTCTTCTGTGTTAGTGTTGGATAAATCAACTGTATTTGTTGAAGCATTTAACACCCCATAACAGTCTGCTTCCACTTTTGAAGCCATTGCAAGTGCAATTTGTCTTTCAATCTCTGCCATTGGTGAACCAAAGTTTGAAAGTAATGCTTCGTCAGTGATTTCAACTGCTTTGAAGGTCTTCTTCACTGTTGCTGTTAAAGTTGTAGCTGTTAATTGGTCTGTACTTCCTGCAACACCTTCTGCAAGGTCAGTTGCATCCCCAATATATGAGTAATAAGGAACTGTAATTGTGTCCCCACCATTACCTTGTAAATCAGTGTTAATTACTGCTAATGGTGATAATTTGATGAATTCAATCATCTTTTGTTCTAATGCCTTTGACATTACCTCTGGAATTACTAAATTTGTTTTTGTTGTTGTCATGTAAAAAACCCCCCTATAATTTTTAAGGGGGACTGCCTAACCGTTCATTATGCTATTGAACAACTCTTTGTTTTCACTGTAAAAAGCCAATCTTTCGTTGTAATTCATCTTCAAAAGCTTGTCTTTTGTCATGCCCTTATTTTTATTGTCTGCATTGTTTGAATTGTTAGGTGTCCCACCAGTTTCTTTCAATCTCTTTGCAACTTCCTCTTTGACTGCATTCTTAAACTCTGCTTCAAACATATTAATTCTGTCCCTTGTCACTTCCTGACTGTCTGCAACCAATAAATCTGCCATTCCAACTGGAAGACCTTTTGAACCAAGTTCTCTCGTTGCATTTGCTTTCATTGAAGCAAGGTTCTTTTCTTGTTCCATTGCAGTTAATTTATCTTCCAATGCTCTTAATTGTTTCTGTTCTTCTGTTTCCGTTGGGTTAAGTTCTTTAACCTTTTCATCAATTAACCCTTGTAAATTGTTTTGCTTCCAAGTTTCCAAGCCTTTTGAAAAGTGCTTGTCCATTTTGGGTTGCAACATTTTTCTTCCTTCTTCACTGTTCAAGAAAACTTCAACACTTTCACCAGTGATGAAAGAATTTGCAAATTCCTTAACTTCTGCATTATCCTTGTTCGTTTCAAAAAAGTTTTGAACCGTTTCAAGTGTTATTTTGTTATCTTCCATTTTTCCATTCTCCTTTGACCTTCTGTGTGTTTGGTCTTGTGTTCAAACACAAATCCCACCCACTGTGAAGTTCTATTGTTTTTAAAGGGTGCTTTCCCCTTTGTCTATACATGGACAGGTAAACCTTTTTTAAAAAGATGTCCTTATTCTTTAAACCAATAAAAAAACAGTTAAAGAGTTAAAAAATATTTAATAGAGACTGATTTTCATATATTCCACTGGTTAATCCCTTGTATTTCCTACATTTCAACAAGGTCTTATTTTCAGTCCGTCAACTTTTTTCCAATATAGGTCACAACTGATTCAGTTTTTCTTGAATAAGGGGTGAAAGGACAGTTCCCCACAACTGTACTTCAAGAAAAATTAAAGGAGTGATAAATTTTGAAATACACCAAAGAAGACCTTGACCATTTTGAAATGGTTAAAGAATTTCTACACAATGCAGAGATTAATGACGTTTATATTGACGGTGAATACCCGTTTTACATTGATGACCGTTACATGGATGAAGACAACGGAACAGTTTCAAAAAAGGTGTATAGGGAAGGTATAAGAACCAGTCAAAGAATGTTCCCAGTATCCACAAATAATGACTTGGGAAAACACTTATTTAACAAGCACACCATTAAATATTGGAAAACAACAAAACTAATGCACACCAGTTTAAAAAATTACATTTTGAACAATCGGGATAACATTTTGACGAAAAGACAGAAACAATTTATTAATGTGGTACTTAAAGGAAGCGAAGAAATTTTTTCCAAACAACTTCGCTACAAATACAGAAACAATATCCAAAGACGGCTAAAGAAAGCTTTTCTTGGTGTTGGGGGTGACAATGTTCCACTTCACTTAGTTGACCAGTACAGAACTAAGATGGACTTAATTGACAAGTTCATTAAAACCTCATTTGATAATGACAAGTTTCAGGGGTTATTGATGAAAAAACTTGATACCAGTTATATAAATTCAATTGTTTATAAACGAATTTCAAATAACGCAAGGAATGAAATTCTTGACCTTTACTTCAAAAAAATTGAAAAGCTTTCCATTAGAACCTTGAATGAAGTCATGGACTGCATTATTAAGGACAAAGAACACTTTGACAGACTGAAATTACAGTAAAAAGGTTTACTTGTCCATGCATAGACAAAGGAGTTCACTCTTTGGTCGAAGTCCTTTAATTACAAAAAAGGGGGTTTTTAATTGTTAGGTGATAAAAACAATAAATGGGGTTTGACAGAACTTGAAAGACTCTTTGCTATTGAATACTTTACAACTAAAAATGCAACTCAATCATATTTGAAAACATATGGGGGAAAATATTCAACTGCAAATGGGAAAGGTCACAAATTACGAGAAAAAAAGGAAGTAAAAGCATTTCTTAACCATCTATTTGAAACGGTTAAAAATGACAAAATTTTGACTGCTGAAGAAGTATTGATTGGTCTTTCAAATCTTGCAAGAGGTAATGACACTGACCTTGCAAAACATCAAAAGATTTATGCAAAAGATAAGACTAAAGCACTTGAACTTCTTGCCAAACATTATGCTCTATTGACAGAAGTGTCTAAACAAGAAATCGAACAGAAGGTCACTATTGTGGATGACATGGGAAGTGTTGAAAATGAAAATTAATTATGATGTTTCCTTCATCACCAAGGAAGAAGCACTGGAAATGGTTCAGAAATACCATTATTCAAACACACTTCCAAGACTGAATAAGCATTTTGTGGGTTTCAAGTTAAATGGTGCATTAGTGGGTGTTGTAACTCTTGGGTGGGGTACTCGCCCACTCCACACCATCAGAAAACTTTTTCCAAGCCTTGTGTCACAAGACTATTTGGAAATTGGTCGAATGTGCATGACAGATGAAATGCCAAGAAATAGTGAAAGCCAAATGCTTTCCCAGTTGGTGAAGTTCATTAAAAGAGAATTGCCCCACATAAAGGTCTTATTCACTTGGGCAGACGGTATGCTTGGGAAAGTCGGTTATGTGTACCAAGCTTCAAATTTCCAATATGCAGGTTTTTCAGAAACAGACACCTATATGAAAAATGGTGTCAAACTGCACCCAAGACAATGTACTGCCATTTTTAAGAAGGATAAATCTGATAAAAGAATTGGGGTTCGCCCTACTCTTGAACAGTTAAACCAATACAACATGAAACACATCAAAGGAAAACAGTTCAAATATGTGTACTTCCTTTGTGACAAAAGAGAAACAAAAAGATTAAAAAATGAAGCAACGGTTAATATCAATTTACAATATCCAAAGGAAAATGCTCTAGGTTGGAAGGTAAAAAACCGTGAAGGTAAATGGTTCAAAACTACTGAAAAACCATTTTATTTAACAGATACAACAACAAAAGAATTCAGTTTGGGGGTGGTGGTTTAATGAGCAATCAAACACCCATCAAACTGTCAGAAAAAGTGGGTAAACATTATAACGATTGGTGGAATTCAAAGAAAAGGTATACCGTTTGTAAAGGTGGAAGGGGTTCAAAAAAGTCTGTAACAACTGGACTTTGGTTGATTAATAACCTTATGAAGCTTCCACAATCAAATGCACTGATTGTCAGAAGGTATGGAAACACTCACCGTGACAGTACCTTCGCCCAGTTAAAATGGTCAATTGATCACTTGGGGGTTGGTGACTACTGGAAAGCAACCGTGTCTCCAATGGAACTGATTTATAAACCAACTGGTCAAAAAATCATATTTAGGGGATTTGATGATGGTACAAAAATCACATCATTAACAGTAGATACTGGTTTCATGACCTTTTGTTGGATTGAAGAAGCTTTTGAAATTACAGATGAACAAGAATTTAACAAACTTGATATGTCATTTCGTGGAAAGCTTCCTTCTCACCTATTTCATCGTTTCTTAATTACATTCAACCCTTGGTCTGACAAACACTGGTTGAAAGACCGTTTCTTTGACAATCCTGACAAGAACACTTTCACCAAGACCACTTGTTATTTACACAATGAATTTCTTGGAGAAGATGACATTGCACTATTTGAAGAAATGAAGCAAAGAAGACCAAAAAGGTATCTTGTTGAAGGTCTTGGGGAATGGGGAATTTCAAAAGGTCTAATATATGAAGACTGGTGGGAAAAAGAATTTAATTACAAAGAACTACTGAAAGACAAACATGAACAACTAGTCTTTGGTCTTGACTTTGGTTATGTGAATTCAAAAACTGCTTTTGTTGGTGCTTTGGTGAATAAAAAGAAAAAGACTATTCACATTTTTGATGAACATTATAAAACTGGAATGATGAATGACAAAATTGCAAAAATGATTATTTCCAAGGGGTACAGAAAGGAACACATCATTGCCGATTGTGCAGAACCAAAGTCAATTGATGAAATCAGAAGACATGGGATTCATAGACTGGACAAGTCTTTCAAGGGTAAAGACAGTCTTTTGAATGGTATTTCCTACATTCAACAATTTGACATTTTCGTCCACCCTATGTGTTCAAACACAAAGATTGAATTGTCAAATTACCGTTGGGAAGAAAAAGACGGTCTTCTGACCAATAGACCAATAAAAGAATTTGACCACATTCTCGACGCACTTCGTTATGCAATGCAAATTGTTAAAAAACCAAGAAAAACACCAACTGCATTGAAACAAATGCTTGGAATATAAGGGGGACAACAGATGGGACAATTAAATACTAAAATTTCAAGTCTTCACAATGTGCCAAAGTTCCATGTTAATGAAGACCAATTGACACCAAAGAAGGTGTCTGAACTAATTGAACAACACCAGCAATTCCAAATACGTTATGAATTACTTGGGGACTATTACAAAGGTAAACACTCTATTCTGAACAGAACTTTGGACAGTGTAAAACCTAATAATAGACTGGTTGACAACTATGCTGAATACATTACCAACGTTAAAAGTGGTTATTTCATGGGTGTACCAGTCATTTACAATATGAAAGATGAAGCTACAATTCAAGAACTGAAAGACCTTTTGGACTACAATGACGAACAAGACAACAATTCAGAACTGGCAAAACTGACATCAATTTATGGTCATGCTTTTGAATTGCTCTACATTGATGAAGATGGTCAAGTGCGTTTCAAATATATCAATCCAACAAACATGGTCATGCTTTATGGAATGGACATTGGGGAAAGTCCAGTTGGTGCTATTAGATATTTTACACTGGGAACTGGTTCTGACGCATTAACTTTTGCAGAACTTTACTTGAAAGATAGAATTCTATACTTCCAAGGTGAAGACATTAAAGAACTTCAACTTGTAGATGAAAAATCCCATGTTTTTGGTGATGTTCCAGTCATTGAATATCTTAACAATGATGAAAGAATTGGAGACTTTGAAAACGTTGTTTCATTGATTGATGCATATGAATTGATATGTTCTGACACAACCAATGAAATTCAGTATTTCAATGACGCATATCTTGTTGTTAAAAACTTGATGATGACGGATGACTCTGACATTCAGGACATGAAAAATAACCGAATAATCATGCTTGATGACCAAGGGGAAGCAAATTGGTTGACAAAGAACATTAATGACACCCATGTTGAAAACCTTCTTGAACGTGTAAAGAAGGACATTCACAAATTTAGCCACACCCCTGCTCTAACTGATGAAAAGTTTTCAAGCAATCTTTCAGGGGTTGCTATTAGGTTCAAATTGTGGGGACTGGAACAAGATACTGTGAATAAAGAAAGAAAATTCAAGAAAGGTCTTCAAAGAAGGTTTGAACTTATTGCAAATGTTATTGCTCTGTTAAATGGTTCTACTTTTGATTACCGTCAAGTGAAGATTACCTTTACAAGAAACATTCCAAATAATTTGCTCGAACTGGTTCAGACTGTGGCAACACTTCAAGGAATAGTATCACAAGAAACACTTCTTTCACAACTACCATTCATTGATAATGTGAAAGATGAACTTGAAGCACTTGAAAAAGAAGATGTAAAACAACAACTTGACTTTGGGTTTCAGTCTATTAACGATACCAAGTACAAAGACAACCAAGAAACTGAATAAGGCAAGGGGAAACCTTTGCCCCTTTTTTTAACCATAGGGGGGGAATGACAACATGAGTTTTAATAGAATTAACACTGATGGGAAAGTCCTTAAAAGTAACGAATACTGGGCAAAACGTTCAATTTACCAGTTTGAAAACTCCATGAAGGACGTTGACAAAATTAATAAATGGTTACAACACAGTTATAATGAAGTTTTAAAGGACATTGAAAGGGACATTGAGCTATTTCTATCCAAGAACCAAGATATTAAGGACATCAACAAACCAGTGACCATCAAAGAATATAATGACACCATGAAAGACCTTTGGAAAAGATACCATGAAGCAAAGTACAAATTCACAAATTCTGCACCAGTTCAAAAGAGAATAATGAACCAAATTAATGGAATGAATGCAAGGTATAGACGAACAAGACTTGAAGTCCTGCATGACCAAATAAAGGGAAAACTGGATTTGCAAGGACTAGAGAACCACGATAAACTGGTCATAGAACTTGGGGAAGTTTACAAGAACACATTTGACCAAAAGCATTTTGAACTGGCAAAGGGTTTGGGTTACGGTTGGCAATACTCCACTCCACCGTGGAAAGTCATTGAAGATACCATTCTCTATCCTTGGGCAAAAGATGGTTCAATGTTTTCTGACCGTATATGGGACATGACAGACCGTCAAGCAGACGCATTTACAAAAGCAGTAAGAAGAACTATTGCAAGTGATATGGTGGCAATGGGAAAACACCCTTCAAGGGTTGCAAAGAACGTTGTAGGTTTTGGAAATCCTGCACTGTCCAAACAACAAATAAAACAGAATGCAACACGATTGTTATATACAGAAGCAACCCACATTATTGAAGAAGCAAATGTAAAAGTTTCAGAAGAATGGGGAATTACACATTATATATACCTTGCAACACTGGACAATAAGACTTCTACTGTGTGTCAACGGTTAGATGGTTCAAGATATGCATTTAAGGACAGAATAGCAGGAACTAATTTTGCTCCAATGCACCCCAATTGCAGGTCAACTCATTATGATGACATTCCCAACAATCTATATGGTAAACGTGCTTCAAGGAATAAAGATGGTAAAACAGTCCATGAAGTGCCACATGATGTAACCTATGAACAGTGAAAGAAGTGGAAAGATACTGGAAAGAAAGCATGGAATGGAAAGTAAAGTATTGAACATTAATAGGAACACAAAAAGGGATGAATTACACAATTCCCCTATTTCTGTTCTAATCTATGTTGAATCAAAGAGTTTTTTACCATTTAACTCCATATTCACAAGCATTGAAGGCGATATGTATATTGTACTGCCAGAGCAAAATCTTATAAATGTAATCATTTCAAATTAAGAATACTTGATTTAAAGATCACAATTTGGTATAATTTTCTCATAACGTTGCTATAACAATGTTTTACTTATGTTTTGCTATTAATTATATTAACTAGAATTTATAAAACAAAAGGAGGACTTATATTGGGAAATAATAGTTCAGGATTTTTAAATGAAGATAATATAATGTTTGCACTTCACAATAAAAAATTTTTTGAGTTAACTCCTGACTTAAAAAACTTTATTAAAGACATGCATCCTTATGTTAGTACTTCAGATATTATTGAATGCAATAAAATTGCAGGACCAAACAAATGTGATTTACAAGTTAAAATTAGTGATAAATCTTACAGGGTTAGTGTAAAAAAAGGTTCAGCAAATAGTGTACATCAAGAGCCTGTTGAACCTTTTATTAGATACTTAAAAAATGATTTCAATATTTCTGATTCTCTAGCTAATAATATACGCTTTTTTATATGGGGTGATTCCACTTTAGATGGTACAGGCAGAAAAGCAGACAGGCTTACTGCTAATGAATTAAAAAAACAATATCCTGAAATCATTCAACAAATTAGTAATTTTTTTGAAAAAAACAAAGAATCATTAGTTAGAAGATTTTTATTAACAGGAGTATGTGGAGATGAAATAGACTTCATCTACTATGGCAATGAACATAATGGTTTATGGGCAAATAGGGATGAATTTTTAGAAGTTGTTTTGGATAGTTCTACAAATAATAGAACAGTCATCCCAGTTGGAAGATTAAGTTTTCAAGCATGGAATCGTGCTATAACCGGAAAATCTGAAGAAAAAAGGGGTGTCATTCAATTAAAATGGGCTTCTTTAGAAAAAAATTTGCAATATATTGCTAGTAATAGAGGTAGGTTTTAATATGAGTAATAAAGGAACATACGAAGGTACTGCTGCTGAAATTGATTTTGTGATTCAATCAAATAAAAATAAAACTCTAGATAACCCAACATGGAGATTATTAGTAGATAATCTAAATCTTGATTATACTCTTGCAAATTATCACATTGTAAGGGTCATATCAAAAGTATACTCAAAATTGAATAACAAAAAGGTTCTTCCCAAAGCTGATGCATATTTAGCTAAAGGAATTATAGAAACAGATTACCTAATTCAATCTAATTATTTTTTAGATGAATCTGATATAGATAAATTTAATTTGAGCAAAATACCCTATTCAGGAATCTCTATTAAAAGACCCGATTCAAAAAATTTTCAGATATTAAAAATGACTCCTTATAGTTTTAAAGAACTAATAGGTAATTATATTCTTGGTGCAGGTGCATCTATTTACTGTACTAAAGTTGAAGAACTAAAAAAGAATGATTTTGTATTAGATGGGTGGAATACCACTTGGGATGAGTTTATTAATTATTTTTCTTCTATAGAAAATATTCGTTTAATAAATACAGATAAATTATCAAATATTGAAAAACTTAATATATTTAAAGCAATCAAAAAAACTTCAAATGCAATGATAAAAAACATAATAGTAACCAATCAAAGTAAATTAGATATAGCATTTAAAGGAACTGAAATTTTTGATGAACCTTATCCTGCTTATTTTTTATTTAAAGACAATATGTTTATGCTAAATGAACCATTTGACTTCAAAGTGACTACTGGTTCAGGAAGAAGTAAAGGCGACTTTACTATTGTTTTAAAACCTTAAAAAAAGGTGGATTACTCCACCTTTTTCAGTATTTGTATCATATTTTTTGCTAACTCCTCTAACACAGTTACAACAACGCTATTTCCTATTTGCTTATATGATTGATGATGATTAGGTTTTATTTTATAATTTGGTGGAAATCCCATCAATCTCAAGCATTCTTTTTCTGTCAATTTTCTATAGTAATCAACTATTACAGGAACATTATTCCCCCCCGTTCCCATCTTAGCTGTAAGACATGGAACAGTTCCATTATTTCTAAAAGAACATCTTGATGGTCTAATTTCATTGACAATAATTAATTTATCATCATTCTTCCCTTTTTTCTCTATAAACTTAGGCAAATGGGTATTAATATTTTCAATAGCTCTTTTAGTAGCTTTATATTCTTCAATCTCCTTCTCTTCTATTACATCTTCAATAAAGGAATCTAACGCTTTCTTCTTTGGAAATCTAAATATATTATTTGTTAAAAGTTCTTTATTTTCAAATGAAACTTTCAATTCTTTTTTAAACCCCACACAATACCATCTATCTCTATTTTGTGGTACTCCATAATCTAAAGCATTCATTACTTTGCATGAAAAAGTATATCCCAATTCTTCAAGAATATTTTCAATGGTATTTAATGTATTTCCATTATCATGATTAACTAATCCTTTAACATTTTCTAAAATAAATGCCTTTGGTTTTTTATCTTTTAAAATTCTTGCTACTTCAAAGAATAGAGTACCTCTTGAATCTTCAAATCCTAATCTTCTACCTCCAATAGAAAAAGGCTGACATGGAAATCCAGCACATAATATATCAAAATCAGGTATATCATCAGTAGATAGGTTTGTGATATCTCCTGATGGATATTCCCCAAAATTTTCTTTATATGTTTCACAAGCAGACTTATCTATTTCTGAACTAAATACACATTCACAATCATATTTTTCAAATGCTAATCTAAATCCACCAAGACCAGCAAATAAATCAATTATTTTATATCTCATAAAATTACACTCCTAAACAATATTTAAACACAATCAAAAATACTTAATTGTTTAACTTCATTACATTCTGTATCTATAAAATTGTTTAAATCCACTTGTTTATTATTACTTGATAAATTATTTTTTGTTAAATAATCTATTACTGATTCAGCCAATGCCTTTGATAAATTTGGTGGAACTGCATTAGCAAGTTGTTGATATTGAGATGTCTTAGTATTTTTAAATATGTAATCATCTGGAAATGATTGTAATCTAGCAACTTCTCTTATGCTTAAACATCTATTATATTGGGGATGAATAATCATAGACTTATAAGCATGCTTAATAGTAACACTTGGTCTAGTTAAATCCAATCTTCTATATGCATTACTATGTATTCCCCCAGCCCTAAATTCTTCAGGTATATTTTGCCAATTACCTCCTTGAGGCACTAATGACATCCTATGCTCAACCTCATTTTTATGTGTTGGTATTTGATGATTGTAAATTTTTGCATCACCCTTAATTGTATTATAATACTCATTATTTTGTTGGTTATTTAATAAAATTTGACCATTTAAAGAATTTTCATTAGGTAAATCTCTTAGAGCATCTTCTACGGTATATACTTCATTTTCTGTTAATTGTGGCTCCGGATAAATATAATTATTGGGTAAATCTTTTCTAGTACCTACAATTATTACTCTTTCTCTAGATTGTGGTACTTTATAATATTTAGAATTAATTACTGTATGTTGTATCTTATATCCTATTTTTTCAAACTCTTCATATATAGAATTAATAATTAGATTGCCTTTTTTATTTTTCATTGATAGTAACCCTTTTACATTTTCCATTATAAAAATATAAGGTTTAGTATAACTAACAATTCTAGCATATTCATAAAACAAATCATTTCTTTCATCATTTATATCTCTTGCACCACACATAGAAAATCCCTGACACGGAGGTCCACCAATAATTACACTTACTCCATTTGAATAATATTTTTTGAAAATATCTCCATTTAAATTATGAATGTCATCTAAGATAAAAGGTATTTCAGGATTATTATAAACATATGTATCCCTGGCTGGCTCCCATTTGTCATTAGATAAATTTATCTGAAAATTATCATTACATTTAAACCCATGTCCAAGCCCACCACATCCAGCAAATAAATCTAATACTGAATATTTCACATTTTCACCACCTAAATTATTATTAAATCTTATATTATATTTCTTTAATAATTGCTAAAATTTATATATTTAGTACTTTCTTTTTTTCAATTCACATTTTATTAGTTCAATAGCTTTTTCTGAAAAACTTTTACCATACCCATATTTAAGTATGTCCTGTTTTAAATTATCTGTTAGATAAATTTTTGCGCCTTTCTTTTTTTCATTATTCAGAGGGGTACGACCTGCTCCTTCACGTATCCCCCCCCAATTATTATTACTCAAATCAATCAC